TGCCCCCTCTTCTTATATCTTATCCAATCTTATTACAAGAACTAATTCATCTTTTTTTTATTTATTTCTTTCTCCAGAAATTGAGCAAAATCACTAAAAGCATTTGTTTCTCCGTCTGTTTGTATTTGTATAGGTAGAGTTGGCTCAACTCCTAGTTGTAATTTATCTGTACCCATTATTGATTCTAATTTTTTTACGAGAGATTGAACTTCCTGTGTTGCGTGGGCTTGTCTTACCCTTGCGTCTTGTTCTCTTTTCTCTTTCAAGCGAGCGAGAGAGTTTTCACTCTCTCGCTTTATTTTATCTTTACCACCAACACTCATAAAAAACCTTGTACCCTTTCTCTAGCCATTCTTTCGCTTCCTTACAAAATTTTAAATCGTAGGCTTTCATATCGTTTTGTTCGCCTTCCCAAGTGTAGCTGTCATCTCCAAAGAAAAACCCCTGCGTTTCTGGAAGTGTGCGAGTTTCAATTTGTTTCTGCAACATATTCAATTCATCTTTGTTGAGATAGAGAGGTACACAATTAAAATCTATATCTCCACCATTCTTCTTATCCCACAACTCCTGCATAAAACCTTGTAGTCTGTTGTGCTTTCTCCAATCGGCAAATTGAATTGGCTTTCTATCTTCTGGCAACTCGTCTTGGTTTGCTCTTTCTTTATTGGTTAGTGTTTCGCCCTTATGACGATAGGCATACATATCTAAACCCATATCTTCTCCTTTGTTAGTTTGTTCCTGCTCTTATCAAATCCCATGCAGTAGTGCAAGTACTTTTTTTGTCCTGAAGATACTGTGCTGGGTGCAGGCACAACTTTAGAATAGTTCTAAACTAAAACATTTCTTTATCCAACGAGCGACACCTGAAGTGCACGCTGCTGTGCCCCCCAGAGTCTAACTAATGAAGTTCATATACCTTTTCCTTGACAAACGAGCGAGAATGTGGAAATCCACGCATACTTCTCTGGAGCTGGTGATGGGCTCCTGAACACTCTGTGTGCACCGGATAGCTCTTTCTAGAACGAGCGAGACGACATCATCACATCAGTCCTGCGAGCAGCAGGACCAGTAACCCTGTTGACACTAGTGTAAAGCTTGGGAACAAGAATAGAATTACGAGGTAAAGCATTAGCATGTTACGCTGCTTCCCGTTTAGCTACCAGCTCCTGAGCCCGAACTTCAATTGCCCACCATACGAGCGCATTTTTGAACTCAGCACGAGAGGATGCATCCTTCACTACGGTGCTTAAGAAGACACCAGTCTTCTGCCCAGTCTCTGCTGCGTGATCCCCAATCATCAGCCAGATCTCCAGGTGGAATGTATCATAGAACTCCGAGGTGTCACTGTAGTAGGTTACACCAGCAACTCCTCCGGCGCAGCCATGTGTTGCTATGTCTTTGATCAAGAAAGACTCATCCTTCTCACCGAGCTGTAACCAGTGTGCAATGTGTTTTGCCTCTTCAGGCTTCACGGCATCGGGATCGAAGTTACGCTGCAGATGGTCATCCATGTCCCATTGGATGGTTTCGTAATCATTGAGCTTCTCCAGCGAGCGGTACACCGGGCCCGGGAGATCCTGCCACTTCTTACACCATCTGTGTTGATCAAGAACTTTCTTTTGCGAGGTAATCAAATGTCTAGGCATCTTTTACCTCTGACTCTTTCCACGTATTTCCATTTGCAATGCACTTGGTGCCGGAGGCCCCAGTCAAAGCATATACTTTTCCTCCTTGTGGTATGTTGTTAGCCTCAGCGACATCATTATGTGGCACCGTTTCCTGAAGGGCTTTATCTAATTCTTTTTGGTATTCTTTGTTGTTCATCTTTTCTCCTTTGTTAGTTGCAGACCCCCTGGTCAGCGTTTTACCTTATCGATCGACTTGTTAGGTACCAGGGGATCAGACCTTAGATAAGACATGATGGGACAGATGTCAAGTCCTTTCTTTGAACTTTTTTCCACCAGCTGTGTTCACCGACCCTGATGGTCATACAGCACTCTGCTGCTGGAGATCCCAGTCTTAAACGAGGTATAAAACCTTTCGCTTTTCTAATGTAAACGAGGTTGGTGAAGTCTGTGTCAGGGGGGGGGAAGCTCTGAAGTTACGCTGCAGGGCCCAGTGCTATCCTTATTAAACGAGCGAGAGGATTTTTTCAAACGAGAACGAGAATCGAGGCGCACCTTCGTTTAACCTAGTGGCTCGCCTCTAACCTCGGATGAGTAGCTTACTTGTTTTTATTAGGTACCACATACTACCACATCAAAGAGCCAGTGGAAAAAGACATTTGCACGGGTATACCATAACAATCTCACCGGCTCCTGAACTCTATATAAGATATCATGGGATAAATGTCAATAGCTAAAACGAGCATCTCCAGCTGCACCTGAAGTGTCGTTACCGGCCCCCGTTAAACTAACAAAGAGGGAAATAAAACGAGGGCGGGAAACGACACGACATTGTGGTCAGGAAGCAGGATCAGAGTCCCAGCTCTGAAGACGGCCCTGAAGGGTCCGGTCTTCCTTAATAAACGAGGTTTGTCAACGAGAACGACAAACGAGAACGACATCACGCTGCCTCCTGAAGGCAGCTCACCAGAGCTTCCTGGATCAGAGGCCATTGAAAGGGAACCGAGAACTCAAACCGAGGTTTCAGTTCCCGAGGTTCGGTGAACCGGGACACCGGTCTGTACAGTTTAAGAGACCTCTTCGAGAGGGTCTCTTTCAAGATAAATACTTTACCACCAGCTTTAATATATTTATTTATCCATACAATTTGCCACTTATTTAGCTTAGGATAACTGAGTGAATCTGATTTTAATTCTATCCAAAAAATTCCTTTTGTATGTACTCCATGAATGTCAGGTACACCATTGATTGTGCTAGTTTCTATGCGGGTTAAGAAGCAATCAGTCAGTCCTTTTTTAGTTCTTTGCCAGAGTAAACTTTCTTGATTTATTGATCTCATTTTTCAGTCAGTTTTCTAATATTTGTAATTACTGAGTTAGGTATAATAGTTGTGTTTCCAATACTATCAATATCTTTTTGATTCTCTGCAAAAGAGTAATCTCCAAACAATCTAGTAACACCTTTAGCTTGACTTAATAGATGTCCTTTGGTGATGCAGGTGGCTAATTTTGCTTTCTTACAGGCATCAAATGAAGTCCATGAGCTATCGCTCACAATGTCGTACCACTCTACTTCCACCATAGGGTATTTTTGTATTTCTGATGTAATCTTTCTTGGAATTGAAATTTTCTTTTTACTCATCATCAACCTTTACCATTACTGTTCCAAGAGAAGTAAATATCGTTGAATTGTGCACCGAATTAAAAACCTTAACCCACTCAGACCAACTAGCCTTTTTCAATTTGTGCAACATCGATGGACTGAGCTTCAATCGTTTTCGCGTTGTGCCCATCGATTTTTTCGGAAAGTTCTTGTAATTTGTTTTCAAGTTCTTCACGTGACATTCCCTCCAGACCAGTTACTTTGACTTCTTTTCTATCTACAAATGAGCCTGCAAGTTGACCAGATCTATATTCAGCATTTATAGCAGCAGCAAACTGTTCTTTCTTTTCGGCTTTATCAGATAATCTTTCAAATCGTTTAAACCTTCGGAGGTTATCACCTTCGTACATTTTAAGTTCTTTGCCAAACCTTTTATCAAAATATTTAGCAACATGTGGATTAAGCTTTCTAGATAATAATCTAGATGCTATTACACCATAGTCATTTTCATTCTTACATTCATACCCAGCTCTCTTTAAAGCTTCAGCTTGTGTAATTGTTCCCCAATCCTTAACATAAATCTCTACAAACATTTTTTGTTTAGGAGTTAAGTCGTTTTCAGTTCTTAATTCTTTTTTCTTTAGACCCATAACTATATATATTTTTTTACAATTTTATTTAATTTTTTAGCTTGGCCTGCGTGAGCTTTAGATGCTTTTTCTAATTTCTTAGCAACAGTCCTTACAGTTTTTACATTTCCACCAATATCATAACCTAGCGCTTTTTTTCTAACTCTTTTATAACCTCTGTCAGCAGCTACTGCCATTTCTTTTTTCATTTGCTTTCTAGCTTTAGCAGTAAGTGCA